CCTTGCGGCTCCGGTTGGGGGCAACCCTACCTACATCGCAAGATGTTTCCCATGAGGAGTCCATGTCCGACGATCTACCCAGGTATCAGCTATCTCACAACTACATCAATGTCACGCACGCCGACTACGTTGAGCCGACGGGCGATTTTCATTGGGGTAGTTTTGTGAATGGTCTTTGGTTACCTGACGTAGATAATCGGGTTCTGGTTAAGTCGGCTAAGAATCGTCATTCTGGCGATCCTAAGCGCTGGGAACCGATCTCAGTATCTGATGGATGTTTCTATCAGATTACTGAGAGTATAAAGCATCACCTTTTCGAAGGTGTGCCTTATACCTTGAGAAATCATATCGATTCCTTGGGGAACCTCGTTGATATAAACACTCGAGTTGTTGCCTTCTGTTCTCCCGTCTTTGACGCGAGTACGGACGACCTCAGCTCTGGTGATTCTATCCCGAATCCCCCAAAACCAGCGATTGTCGACTTCTCCACTTATACGCTCCAAATGAATAATGATGGAGCGCATTTGTGGAGGCTCGCGCGCCCTGGGAATCCTGCTGCTTCCTTAGGTCAGTTTGTCGCTGAGCTTCGGGAGCTACCTAGTATTCCGAGCATTCGTGAATTCTTCTCCTCTTTGCGAGGGGCTGGTTCACAGGCTCTGAATATTCAGTTTGGGATTATCCCCTTCGTCCAGGATCTTCTGAAGGTGTATAGACTCCAACAGAAGATTCGGAAGAAGTTGAATGATCTTATCGCTTATAACGGTAAGACCATTCATAGGAAGCGTGGTTTACCAGATCAAACGACAGAGTTTAAGAACACCGTTGTCTGGCCCGATATGAACGACCCTTCTACTTGGCCGTTCGGTATCGATCCGACGAGTTATCTGCAGGGCGTTATTGCCTCTACAGATTACCCATACGTTGTTGGATTGGGTACTACACTCGATCCTTACAACGGTTCCGGTGTTCCGCCCGGTTATTCCATTCGTGTCGAAACGACACTACGGACGACCGTTAACGTCAGGTTTGTAGGTAATTTCTATTACTACATCCCTGATGTTGGCTCTGATCGTTGGACCAGGAAAGCCAAGTCTATCTTGTTCGGCGCTAGTTTTAACGCCGACACGATCTACTCGGTTATTCCTTGGTCATGGCTCATCGACTGGTTCTCTAACGTCGGGGATATCATCTCCAACGCTTCAGAGAATGCTGTCGAAAATGAGCTAGCCACTGACGCCTATGTCCTTCGTACTGAAACTTACGAATTAGACGTCGTCGTCAGCCATACCATCCCTCCGTACACTGGTCCTTCTTCTGACCTGTTTATGGCGGGTGGCGTAGCGAAGTCGGGTTTTACACTTTCTCGTAAGGTCCAACTTCGCAGGCCAGCTACTCCTTATGGGTTCGGGATCTCGTTTGATTCGCTTTCTGCGAAGCAATACGCGATCCTTCTCGCTCTCGGTTTCAGCCGACAGCGTTTTCTTTAACCACGGAGAATCCTTATGTTTTCGGATCCACTGCAGCTCCACTTGTTCGATCCGTTCGATTCGACTGGGAATAGTCCCGAGTCGTTTCCTGCGATCGAGCGAGCGGCGGACCATTCGGCGTACAAACTCCTCGATTGGGGTAGTACGGGCGAAGACGTGACCATTTTTGTCGGGCATCAGTTCAGCAAGCGTAATCGGACTACCGTCCGATTCACCCTTCAAAAGGTGATTGCTGATCCGATCTCCGGCTCGAATGTTCTCGCTTCGAATTCGTATTACTTCGTCGCGGACAAGTCGCCGATTTTCTCTCCCTCACAGGAGTCCAAGGCTCTCGGCATGCTCGGTTCCTTTTTGCTTGGAATCGATACTGACGATCCCTTGATCACTCGTGTGATGGCGGGAGAAACCTGAATTCAGGTGGTCCGATGCAGTTGATCCGAAGGCCTTGGATCTTCCACCACTGATAGGTGGAGAAGATGAAAAGCCTTGTGGATCTCTCTGCGGCCATCCTGCATTCTTGCGGGATGAGGTGTGGTGCCGACCCATCTAAGGACATTTCTCGCGTCCTTAGAAGACACAAAGATGAAGGTGATAGTTTTCTAACTATCACTCTTCCGTCTTTCGGTGAAGCATTTGACAAATGCCTCGCTGAAGGACGCATCTCTCCGTCTCATTTTCCTGGATTTGCTTTCAGGAAAAGAAAATGTCTCCCCCGATTTCTCGGAGGTTTCATGGAGATGATCTTTGATGAATCTGGCGTCCTGCATCAATCTCCTTCCATCGAAGCGATTCAGTCTGTTAGACAGATCTGTCTCGCTTTTAAACGCGTCCTTCTTCCTTGCACTCCTGCGAGGAATCGACGTGCTGAAAGGAAGTATGTTGATGTTGAATCTCAGGTCAAAGCCCATGTCGTTAACAAGGACGTGCGCCATGCTTTTCGCATGGTTTCTCGGCTTGTTATTGGCAATATCTTCATGGGGGATTCTTTGGAATCCCTCTATTTGGAGTTATTGCCGCGCCACGGACCAGGGACGACCGGAGAGCACATTCTCGGTAATGCTAAATTTGCATTCCAGGAATGGCCTTACCGGCTCGGTCGGACGTTCCCATTTTACGAGTTCGGATGCGCAAGCATCCGGAACTACGATTATGGAATGTCAGAACTTCCTGTTTTGGCCCGAGAACCCCGGAACGAGCGCCCCGTAAGGGTTTGCTTTGTTCCTAAGACTTTGAAGACACCCCGAGTTATTGCTGTCGAGCCTGTTGCTATGCAATACATGCAACAGGCCGTCGGCAATTTGCTCAGAGCCAGGATTGAGACACCTGGAAGATTAACGTCTGGCCGGATAAACTTTTCCAGTCAGTCTGTTAACTCTGAGCTCGCTAGAGTCGCTTCGGCTGATGGTCGCTTTGCGACTATTGACCTTAGTGATGCTAGCGATCGAGTGTCTTCTCTCCACGTGTCCGATCTATTTGCTTCTATCCCCTCTATTAAAGAGTGGATATTTGCTTGTCGATCGACCCGTGCCGTACTTCCGTCTGGCAAATTAATTGTCTTGCGGAAATACGCGTCTATGGGGTCTGCGTTATGTTTCCCAGTTGAGGCTCTAGCCTTTTTCGTGGCTATTGTCACATCTAGGATCATTTCGTCTGGACGCCGGATAACTCGGAAGAGTGTTTTCGACCTCTCCCGAGATGTCTACGTTTACGGTGATGATATAATCATTCCCGCAAACGAGGCACCATCTGTCTGTCAATTCCTCGAAGACTTTGGTCTTCGTGTGAATTACAGCAAGTCTTTCTGGACTGGGAAGTTCAGAGAGTCTTGTGGAGGTGATTGGTATGACGGTGTGGACGTTAAACCCGTCTATATCCGCCATCCGATCACGACAGACAGGCCGTCTCCTAGTGCATTGTGTTCGATGGTTAGCACAGCGAACCAGCTCTATGAGCATGGTCTCTGGGCGGCTAGTAGGCTCTTTCGCCGGTATATTGAGAAATATACTGGAGAATTGCCTACAATCTCTCACGATGCACAGGCATTGGGCTGGATCTCGTTTCGAAACGGATCTAGTTCCAATGGGTGGGACCCCCGGTATCAGCGTCTTAGGCTTAAGGCGTTGGTTCCGACACCACTTAGGAGGCAGGATTCTTTAGAAGGAGATCCTGCTTTACTCAAATGTTTGACTAGTCCCTTTATTGAGGACAGCCATCATTTGACTAAGACGGTGAGGTACGGCAACCTCGCACTCAAACGCCGTTGGATCTTGGTGTAACGAAATACCAAGACTGCAGGAAGAACCTGCATGGGGGAGCGTGAGTTGGATCTAC